GGGAAGGACGCCGTGCGTCTATAGACAAAGTTATCACGCAGGGCAAAGTCGGATCACGTACTTACGGTCCTAGGGTTCAACCCTGGGGTTTCCGTCAAGAGTCCGTGATGAAGACCGTCTCTGTGGATGGGATTGACTGTAAGGGATTCTGCGACATCACGCAGAGCTTTGAGCTCGACGTGTGGGCAAAGGGTTCCTATAAGGTCTATATCCCCGAGTTTGATGATAGTCTGCTGACTTTTTCGAGTCAGGTAACTAGCATTGGTAGACTCCTTCGAATCTACGGTGCACACATCAACCCGTCTTTTGTCTGGAGGATTACGCCATGGACCTGGCTTGTGGATTGGTTTGTGAGTGTCGGTAGAAATATCGACATCATTAACGACCAGTTCTTTGACAAGGTTCCGTGTCGGTATCTATATCTGATGGGTAGGTCCTCTCGTAGGATAATTTCTACCCACATGCTATCCACCTGGGAGGGGTGGCAATCCCTTAGTTGGGAACGCTCTCTCTCCACAAAACAAAGGGTGGAGGCGGATAGTCCTTTTGGTTTTGATCTGCGATGGGATCAATTGACCCCAAAGCAATGGGCAATCCTTGGTGCGATCGGTATTACCCGGTCAAACTTTGGGTAATAATCACTACGTGCCTAGCGTGGATGGAGGACTTTGGAAACCTTCGTCCTGCACGTGGTTTAACTCCTCAATTACTATTGGAGGTCAACCACATGGCTTTCCCTGATCCAACAGTTTTTACTGTGAACTCTATTGCGAAATCGATGGCAAGAATTTCTAGTACGGGGACTTCGTCCACGTATCAGACGGCAGATGGTTTGTTTCGTTTAGAAATATCCCATCAGTCGTCTCGGAAAGACGGTAAAAACCGCGTCCGTAGTCTTGTACGATTTACGCAGAAGGCCGTAGTCACGAATCCTTTGGATTCGACTAATGACTACGATACCCTCCCCATACAGGTGGTCTTTGACCACCCTGAATTCGGTTTCACCGACGCTCAGATGGGACAGAATGCAGCTGCGCTTTTCGCGTTTCTCAGCTCTGGTAATATTACCAAGATCTTTGGACAAGAGTCCTAGATCTTTTGAACTGTAAGTAAGAACTGTCCGGCTTGACCGGTAGGAGAGCCCCGTGGCTTGATGCTGTCCTTCAGTTTCTGGAGGTCGCATGAAAAGCAACGAGGACTTATGTCCAAGTGACTACCTTAGTACGCTCGAATGCATCTTTTCAGATGTGGCGAGCAAGTGTGTCGCTGATTTCTCGGATTTACGTGATCTATGTACTCTCCGATCACGGGTCAAAGAAGAAGGACTGTCATTTTTGACAATTCTCCTACCCCA